CTTACTTTTACATTTTATTTTATTTTAATTTAATTTAATCATAATTCCAGGACATGTAGTACCTTAATTGTTCTGGTCTATTAAGTTCTTTATAGTTTAAAAATACAAAAGCCGTATCAGTCAAATAAATTAAGCTCTTTTTAAATTCTAACAATTTACTATCACCGTTTACATAATATGGATTTTCAACTATATATTTTGTATTAAAAATTCTTTTAGTGGTTTGTAGTTCAAAAAGACCTAGATACTTTGGTCCGTTTTTACAATTTACACCATCTGGATAAAATCCAAGATAAAAATAAGTAGGACTTGTATAAGCACTAGATAGAGTTCTCATATTAAAAAAGTCCATATAATAATGTTCATCAAAATCTTCAGTATATTGTGAAGATATATACATTAACCAATTGTAAGTCCAACTTCCTGCGTTTAAATGAGTTAAAAGTTTCAGTTCACCTCCCGAAGGAGGTTCCAGAGACTTTAATAAATCGGTTTCTAAAAACAAAGAACTTCTATGATGAACAGTTGGTCTATAAAATAATGCGGTATTACAAAAGGGATTAACAAAAGAAATTAACAATGTATGTATAAGTAACATAGTGTAATGTAATGTGATGTAATGTAATGCAATGTATTTTAATTTAATTTAATTTAATTTCTAAATAAATTAACTTTCAAGAATTGCAACTACTTTATTTATAGTAGGTATGCAAACGTTTACAACCTTAGATATTTTAGCTTTTGACGGTTGTTTAAGTTCCAATTTGTTTTTAATTACATAGAATAGAATTCCGGCAGTTATAGATTTAGGAGTTACAGAGTCTAATTTATCCAAATGTTGTGTGTATATTTCGTTGCATATATGTACAGTCTTAAACGGAAGTTCAAGTAAATTACAGAACTTTACAAATGTATCATTTTCTTTAATGTCTATCTTCTGTTTTCCAAGAGAGCCGTAAACTATATGAGTTTCCATTATTTCAAGATATATCTTCTCTCCTTTTAAAAACCCTTTTTGGTTACCTTCGGTGTTGTTTATAACTTTTTGACGATCCACCGGAATATTATTATGAACACATGCGTAATACAAACATGCGGAAATGAGCCCGTTTCTGACAGAAGCCCTTGTGAGTTTACCAGATTCCATGCAAATATGCCACATATCTTTTGCGGTTGGTAAAACACTTTGGTGTATACCTATTATAGTACAGTAATGCTGAAATTTTTCCGAAATTTTCCAAAACGTTTTCTGTTTATGACTGAAAGTTTGTTGCAAATGAATTCTCATTGCTAAACTATTTTTATAAAATCCCGGTATAGTACCATCAATGTCATATGGGTTATCTGATGTATATAAATCTCCTCTTTGTGAACTCCCATTAAATGTCCCATCCTCTGATTTATAGTTATTCCATTCACAAGATTCGCAAATCCTGAAACATACTACCTCGCCACAATCTATGCAAACCTTGTTACCTTCTTTTTGATCATACTGAATATTTAAATGACGACATCCACGTGTATCTGAATTTTTTAAATCTAGTTTTTCAATATCATTTACAAATTCATTTTCTAAAATTTCGTTGAGTTGTCTCCAAATGTCGTCTGTTTGAATTTCTGTCATATTACAGTATTTCACAATTACACAAATTAGAAATATCTTAATAATTATATAAAAACGTAATATTTGCGCAATAAATTGAAATTTAAATTAATAATCAATAATTAATGACAAATGAATGAAGTTAAAATATTAGAACGCGAGACCGTTAATATCACATTAAAACCCGAACATGAACTATTTATAGTTAATTTAGTAGCAGATGTGGAATATGATGAAAATGGATTCAACGAATTTTTAAGATATTTTAATAATACTTGGATGTATATAAAAGAAAACGATTTGTGTTATTCTCTTTTCATAAATCTTGGAGTTTCTAAAAAAGAACACGAATTACCTCTTCCGGCTTATATTCAACTTATTAAACTTGTAACAGATCTTAATGATGTACTCGTTAGACACTGTCATTGTATATGCATATTAACAGAGGGTTCTGATAAATGGGAAAAAGCTTACAATCTAATAACTAAATTGTGGAATCCTCCAGAACAAAGACCTCTTAAATTTACACAATCGAATAACGAATCCGACTTATTCTTGAAAACCAATAAATTGATGAAATGAAATGAAATGAAATGAATTATTACAAAAAAATAATAATGTTAAGCATTGAAATTTTTGTAGTTTTAAATTAAAAAATAGAGATGAAGATTATTACCTGGAATGTTAATGGTATTCGTTCAAGAATTTTTAATGATCGAATTAGTTCAAATCTTAAAAAGGGAGAGCTATTAACTCCCGAAGAAAATAGTCCAATTAAACAATTACTCGTCGAACAAGATCCAGATATATTTTGTTTTCAAGAAACGAGATGCAGCGTAAGTTTAGGCGAAACGATTAAGATTCCCGGGTATGTTGCGATTTTTAACGAATCTAAATTAGACGGAGCTCGAAGTTGTAATAGATATTCTGGTACAGTTGTATACATTAAAGATAACATCGAATATTATCATGTAGAAAAAAGTATCCCGGGTTATGAAGATTTTGAAGGTCGAATTATAATTGTATATATCAAAGACTTTCTTATTGTTAACGTTTATGCCCCGAATTCTGGAACAAACTATGAAAATAAGATTAAATTTATTGATTGTTTTTTAAATTTTCTAGACAACATTGATAAAAACTTTAATGTAGTATTTTGCGGTGACATGAACATAGCTATAGATACACATTTTGATAAAACAAAAGTAGAACCAGGTCCTGGATTTTATAACCACGAACTAGACTTTCACTATAAATTAGAGTCTATCGGCTATAAAGACGCGCTTGACCGAACTGTAGATCATACGATATACACTTGGTGGGATCCTCGACAAAAAAAGGAGAATGGTATGTCTATCTGCAGAAACAGAAACAAGGGTTGGAGATTAGATTATTTTTTTATAAGATCGAATAAAATAGATCTTATAAAAAATAATTTAAATTTTTATTGTTTTTCAATGGTTTTAAAAAATATAGGTGAAAATAATAAAGGAATACCTCTTGCCAGCGATCACGCTCCAGTCCTTTTAGAAATTATTAATGATAATTTATTATCTTAAAATGTTCATCTTCCACGCTTGGCCACTGTCATACCAACTACAAATAATACATAAATAGTAGACATTATACCGATTACAAGATGAGCCCACCAAGCCAATGAATCTATTTGATGTTTAGCACAATAACTAAAACTACAACATTCATTAGTCTCATTGGCCAAGGCAAGTTCGTTTAGAGATGTAAATGTCGCAAAAGTGATAAATGCAATAATTACAGCGGCAAATGTATAATTCATTTTATATATTAAAAAATATTTTATTTTTTTAAATAATTATATTACCGATTACACCATTTCTGTTACGGTTGAGTATAATACATACAAAATAGCTGCTATACCTATTCCGAGATGAGCCCACCAGACAAGCATATCCATTGGATTCTTACCGCAGTCATTCTTTTCACAGCAACCACCTGCCTTGCTGGCATTATCGAGAGTATTTAAAGATGCGAATGTGACCCAGGCGACGATTGAAACAACTATCGCAGTGAATAAATAAGTAAAATTCATTTTATATATTTAAAATATTTTAATTTCAAATTTTAATTTAAATTTAAATTTAAATTTAAATTTATTCATTGAACGCTTTCCAACCAGAAATCACGCAGTTTATAAGAAGATATTTTTTTTAATGATATATCTAGGTCTTTTTGTTTTTTAAGTAACTTTTCAATAGTGTCTTCACTGAATGTATGAATTTTCATATCTGTCAAGAATGTATAACTATTTTCTATCTTTAAGTATTGTTTTTCTTCTAGTTGTTTGTTAATGTTTTCTAATTTTTGTCGAAACACCTTTATTTTCTCATCGATTACATCATTTACGAAGTTTATTTTTGCAGTGATTATTCCTAATTCATGAGACAACTTCTTAATTAGTTTTTTTTGTCTTTTGATGTAATACTCGTTTCTGATTCTCCAAAAGTGGTAGATTATTTCCTCGGGTGATTCCATCTTAACTATTTCATTATTCTCATTAAAAACATACATGTTTTTTGCTGAGATGTGTCCGATGAGTTTGAGCCTCTTTTCGATTTCATGATTATCTTTCCATTCGTAAACGATTTCAAGAGGAATCTTGATCTCAAAGTGAACATTTGTCTCAGTTGACATATTTTTATAACTGTATATAACACCTTCGGTTTCAAGTTTGTCTAGAAAGGACTTATAATCCTCTGTCCATGTTCCAACTGGTAGTTCTGTAACGGTTATGACATTTGCCTTTATAGTATAAATACCATGCGAAGTCCACTTATTTTCCTCGAGTTTCTTGATTTTTCCCGTGAATCCATTATACCACGGAGTTAACTCAGCTATGTCTGAATCTTCGTTTTCTACAAGTCTCAGAAGACGATCTTTAATGTCATCTGGATTAAAACATGGTACATCGGTAGAAAAACCTGTTCCGATACCACACGCACCGTTTATTAAAAGCAGTGGCAACGTAGGCACATAGAATTTCGGTTCTATAAGTTGTCCATCATCATCTAGATAATCTAGTAGATCGAGATCATCTTCGTCAAAAAGTTCTTTGAAGTTTTTGGAAAGATGTGTGAATATATACCTCGGACTGGACGAGTCTTTGCCCCCAAGTAATCTTGTTCCAAACTGACCAACTGGTTCAAGAAGATTCATGTTATTTGATCCAGTGAATGTTTGTGAAAGATTTATAATAGTATCTTGAAGACTTGCTTCGCCGTGGTGATAACTCGATACTTCAGATACATATCCGGCGAGTTGAGACACTTTTATTTCTGAATACAACTTTTTCTTAATACATGCGAAGATTATCTTTCTCTGGGATGGTTTGAGACCATCTACAAGACTTGGAATAGATCTTACGTTATCTGCTATCGAAAATAGAACCAGTTCTTTGTTTATTAAGTCTTTTATATTAACATTTTTAATGTTATAATCTAATGTTTCAGGACTCTTGATATTACTAAGAATCCATCTTTTCCTAGCATCTGCTTCGGTTTTTGTAAAAGCTAGTTTAAGATAATATTCGTCTTCATTTGTATCGGTTTTATAATTCAACGTTTTCATTTCTTTGAAATATTCTTTGGCTTCTGTCGATGTACTTGTGCCAAGACCCTTATAATACTTAACCTTAAACCCTGAAATGTCATGAGATTCTTTATATTTTTTGTAATCATCAACGTTGTAAAATGGGATAATCTGAGATTTTTTCGTAAGTTTGATAATAGGTGTAACAAGCGAGTAAATAAAATCTATTTTGAGTAGCTCTGGCCAACCATTGCCGATAAAATTCACAATAAGACTCTTAATGTGAAATCCGTCAGTATCTGCATCCGTCATTACTAAAATTTTACCATATCTCAATTCAGACACAGAAGAATACTTCTTGCCGCTTTGAAGACCAAGAATTTGTTTGATATTGTTTATTTCTTCGTTTTTAGACAACTGAGAATATGTAGCAGTACGAGTGTTGAGTAGTTTACCACGTAGCGGAAAAACTCCATAATTGTCTCGTCCAATCACCGAAAGACCTGATATAGCAGTAGCCTTCGCTGAATCTCCCTCTGTAAATATAATAGTACACAACTTAGAGTCTTTTGTACCAGCTTTATTAGCGTCGTCTAATTTTGGAATGATAACTCTATTAGTTTTCTTGCCGTCTGTCTTTTGTAGAGATTTCTTTTCTTTGGCATTTGCAATAATGAGAATATTTTCCATGATTCCCATTTTAGACACATTTGTAATAAAATCGTCCGACGGTGTAAATCTACTGCCAAAATCTGAAATCTTAGTAATGTTCTTTTCTTTGGTCTGCGATGAATAAGATGCGTTCTCAATAAGGCAGTCGATAAAGACAAAAAGATTATCCTTAATGTACTGTTGCTTGATTGTAATGTTTTTATGCTTTTCTTGAATAATTTCAGTTACTTTTTTAATTATTGGATTTACTACATGATCAACATGAGAACCTCCATCTGAAGTACTAATTCCGTTTACGAAAGAGACGCACTGAAAACCTGAGTCCGACGGGGCAATACCTACTTTCCATCTTGGTGTTTCTTGAATAACTCTGGGACAACTCTTTTTGGGACCTATATAAGCAGAGATGTATTCAGTAAAATCCTTAATTGTTAGTTTTTTATCGTTGAAGTATACAGAAATGTCCTTTGATGTAATAGCACAAATATCATAAACTCTTTTTAACAAAACGTCAAAAGTATTATCATTGATTCCAGTAGTTTCGAACTTTTCAAAGTCAGGTTTAAATGTAATTTTAGTGTATTCGCTCTTCGATGTAGTAATTTTCGGTTTATTTATTTTGCTTAAATTTTTCTCTATTTTCTGAGTGTATTTCTTTCCATCCTTCGCAGTCTCGATAATGAAGTATTCTGAGAAAATAGCTGTTAATTTAGCTCCCAGACCATTAAGACCGCCAGTGGTTCTTTTTTGTGAATCGTCATAATTACTAGATGTTAAAAGATTGGCGAAAATCAACTCAGGAATGTAAACTTTATACTCCGGGTGAATCTCTATTGGAATACCCGAGTCGTTGTATATGGAAATTTCATCGTTTTCGATTTTTACCTTGATGCATTTCATAGACTTATTTCTTTGAGCTTCATCTGCAGCATTTACCAATATTTCATCAAAAATTTTAAAGATTCCGGGGTTCCACTTGCATAACTTAAATTCAGCTCTATTTTCATTTCCATTTTCATTTTCATTCAATACCCAACATTTGCTAGTTGTGCATTTTGTATCACCAACGTACATACCCGGCCTTGCAAGGACATGCTCTATTTGTGTGTATTTTTTATAGTTTTCCGCCATGATAACTGATTATAAAATGAAAGGAATTTTTAAACCAGTTATTTTTTTGTAAATTTTGTTGTAATGTATAACGTTTGTTTTAAGCTTTCTTTATGTCCTCAATAATTTTAACAATTTCATCTCGAGTTCGCAGTCCTTGAAATCTAGCAGTAGAATCTTTGTATTTTACAATGGTATCCGGTAAACTGTAAATTTTGTTATCAGTTAGAAAAGATTCAAATTCTTCATTATCAATTGAAATAGTGTATACCATACTACCGGGTATATCATTAATTATTTTCTCGAGTTCTAAACACGGGGCACACCATTCTGCGCCAAATTTAAAAAATACTACAATTTCTCCAAAGTTAATGTTATTGATTTGATTGTAACTTTTGAGATCTTTTATTACGACTCCCATTTCTAAATATATATTTATTTATTATTTTTTTAAGTTTATAATGTAATTTAAATTTATATACATTTATAACAATATAACAATGGCAATAATGGGGTTTTATACACTTGATCTTACTTCTATTGTAATAATTTTATTAATATCGCTTACCTTATTTATATTTTTAAATTACATGGATAAAGAAAATGAAGTTAATTATATCAAAAATGTATCCATCTCTATCTCTATCGGAATTATAAGTAGTATCTTGTATTCTTATTTAACAATAGAGTCGGATGAATTATTAACATCTAATTACTGGGACTAAAATTAAATTTTAAAATAGTTTTAATATTTTATATTATGTCTATATCTTTATCAAAGTTCAATCCAAAAAAAATAGAAGAAAGACGAATATCTGGATCAGGTCCGGCCACGTGTGTTTTTATTGGAAAAAGAGGAACAGGAAAAAGTACATTAGTAGCAGATATACTTTATTATATTCGCAGAATTAATGCAGGCGTTGCTATCTCGGCAACAGAGGATGGGAACGCTTATTATGCCAATTTTATACCGGATATTCTCATTCATTCTGAATATAAACCCGAAATTATTCAACAGGTAATAACTAGACAAAAGAAAGTTATAAATTCGGATAATAAAAATAAAGACGGAGATGTTTTCGTTCTTCTGGATGATTGCATGTATGATAAACGTATGATTAGAGACACGAATATTCGTGGTATTTTTATGAATGGCAGACACTGGCGTATTTCATTTATGCTTACTATGCAATATTGTATGGATTTGCCACCCGATTTACGTACAAATATAGACTACGTTTTCATATTAAGAGAAAATATAATTCAAAATCAAGAAAAGTTATACAAGAATTTCTTTGGAATTTTCCCGCATTTTAGTGTATTTCAAGATGTACTAAATAGTTGCACCGAGGGATATGACTGCTTAGTTCTTGACAACACGTCTAAAAGTAACAATATACAAGATTGTGTATTCTGGTATAGAGCAAAACCTAATAGAAGTTTTAGAATAGGTTCTAAAGAACTTTGGAAATATTGTAACAAAAATTACGATGAAAAGAAAGCAAAAACGGTACAAGAATATGATGAAAAGAAACTAAAGAAAAAGAACACACCAAGTGTAACTGTTAAAAAATTAAAAAAATAATTTAAAGTCACTTTATATACAAATTTGTATATAAATGGATAAAATAAATAAACTTCTTGAGATACCACAGTATGAACAAAGATCCGACGAGTGGTTTAAACAACGTGAGAATAAATTAACTAGCTCGGATGCTGGTACAGTTTTAAATATAAATCCTTATCAAAAACCTCACGAAGTTCTTTTTAAAAAATGTGGATATGATCCAAAGCCTTTCGTTGGAAATGTTGCTACAAGACACGGACAAAAGTATGAAGATGAAGCTATAGATAAATATTGTGAATTAACTGGACAAGTTAATTATAACTTTGGTCTTATTTCTCACGAAGACGTCTGGAAAAATAATCACTATTATTGGATGGCCGGTTCTCCAGACGGAATAGCTATATCCAAAGACAATCCAGATGCAGAACCAACACTTTTAGAAGTAAAATGTCCATACAAACGAAAAATTAAACCCGGTAAAATACCAGAATATTATGTTCCACAGATTCAGCTAAATTTATTTATATGTAATTTAAACGTCGCGGATTTCATAGAATATCTTCCTCCATATAGTATGAACATAGTAAGAGTATATCGTGATGAGAGATGGTTGGATGCAAATATTCCTATACTAGAGACTTTTTGGAAAGAAGTTGAATATTATCGTAAAAATGACATAACTAAACATCCTAAATTTCCTAAAACTAAAACAGTATTAGATTTAACTTCGAAAAATGGAAATGAAAATGAAAATGGAAATGAAAATGGAAATGAAAATGGAAATGAAAATGAAAATGAAGCCCCTTTCCTATTAGACTACGCATTCAGAGATTAAAGTTTTTCCAAATTTAACATTATAAGTTGATAATTTGCAAAAAAAGATATTACTTAAAAACATAGAATATATCCGAAGTAACAAAATGGGTATTCGTGGATTAAACACCATTATTAAAAAGTATGCACCTGATGCGATAAATAATTTTGACATTTCAAAGTATAAAAATTGTAAAATTGCTATTGATTGTAGCATTTTACTTTATAAATTTAAATACGCATCACGCGTAGAAAACTCACATCTAATTGGTATCGCAAATAGAGTTAAATTTTATCTTATGAATGGAATATTGCCAGTTTTTGTCTTTGATGGAGTACCACCCGATGCCAAGCGCATAACTCTTATGAAAAGACAGGCTACAAGAGAAAAGATGTACGTTCGTTTAGAAGAATTAAGAGCACTTGAACCGGAAACGGATGAGGAAAATAAATACATAAATGAAGAAATAGAAAAATTACTATCTCAATTAATTGTAATTAAGAAATGTCACGTAGACGAAAGCAAAGAATTGCTTGAAAAAGCTGGAATTCCATATTGTACAGCACCGGAAGATGCAGAAAAATACTGCGCTTTTTTACAAAAAAATGGATTAGTTGATTATACGGTGACTGACGATACAGACGCGACAACATTTGGTTGTCCGGTTGTACTCAAAACCTCAATTAATAAAAATATTATAGAAATTGATACAAATTTAATTCTAGAGAGTTTTGAAATGACATATGATTCATTTGTAGATTTTTGTATTCTCTCTGGTTGTGATTATACAGACCCTATTCCTCAAATAGGCCCGGTTACGTCGTTTAATTTAATCAAGAAACATAAATCTATAGAAGAAATTTTAAAATTTCTAAATAAAGAGGTGCCAAATTTTAACTACTTGAATTCTAGAAAAATTTTCAAGGAATTTGATTATGATGTTCCTAATGAATTTAAAAAAATAGAAACAGATAAAAAAATCCTATTGTCTTTTTTAGAAAAACATAATTTTAAAGAAAATGTAGTTTCAAAATTTATTAAAATTTTATTTTAAATTTAATTTAATTTTTTTTCTAAACTATATATTAAATATAAAAGATGTCGGATGTGCTATCTATGTTCTTCGGCCGTAAGAGCCGTACCCGCAGAGGTAAAAAGTCGCCTGGTCGCCGCCCAAAGAGAGGCAACTACGTTAGAAAGCTACCAAAGTCGCAGGCTTACGTAACAGTTCGTGGCCGTCGTCGCAAGCTCTACCGTGGCAAGAACGGTGGTCTTTACTACCGCACCAAGTCTGGCCGTCGTTACATCGCCGCGAAGGTTCTCAAGCGCAAGGGCCATATGCTCTCGCCTTCGAAGAAGCGCCGTGTTCGCCGTGTCGTAAAGAAGCTTCGCAAGCGCCGTTCCCGCAAGCTCAAGATGACGAAGAAGGCCATCGCCGCTCGCCGTGCCTACCGCAAGCGTGTCCGCGCTGGTCGCCGCCGTTCCCGCTTCGGTGACTACTGAGTTTTGAATGTGGGGTAATCGGAGGTAATGGGAAAATGTGGTGAGATAAGCATATAATTAAAATAATAAACAAATTCAATTGAAATTATTTATTATTTTAGTTTAATCAAATTACAATGAAGTGTAATTTATTCAAAATGTAAATCTTCTAACTGTAAATTTTCATTCTTGATCGCTAGTATTTTTTCAATGGATCTAACAGTGCTTGGAATAGTTTTAATATTATTTACACCTATTATATTAATTTTATCAGATACATTTAGATCTATGATGCAATTGTTTTTGTAATTTTCTAGATTTTTAATATATTCTATGTATTTTTTTCCTTCTGAATCTGAATTGTGTATCTTTGCAAACATGGTTGAATTTTTAAAAATCGTGGTATACAACTGAATATCTTCTTTTTCTTCTTTTGCTAACAGACTGAAGGTAATTAAGTTACATGGTTTCCACTTAAAACAGGAATAATTTACACCTGTTATAATTGGCAGATCATTTGGTACCATAAAGATCTCATCTGTATCTCGAAATGTTTCTTTATAATTATTTATAGAATGCGAATACTCCGTAGTGGTTATTTCAATACTGCTCGAATTAATGTTGTGTTTAAATGTTTCAGCTTCTTGTAGTCTATCAAGATACGTATCTCTATTTATCTTTTTACCACAGATAGAGAATGTATCGTAGATGCATATTTTTTCTGGTGTGTAAGAAGTGTCAAAAATAGAACCATAATAGTACTCGTCTGAAGTTTCGATATTAATCTTGTAAATTGTAAAATCTTTAAGAATTACAACAGCGTTGTTGTTTCCGTGTTTGTCCTGAAATAAAAACAAAATAGCTCTTTTAGTGTCCTGGGTATTTTTTTTATAAAAGATGTACTTAAAATTTCGCAATTTAAAAAGATACCTTTTTTCAATGTTCACTGAGTTTTGAAGTGGAAAATACATATCTCCCTTTCCAGTCCAATTGTTATTAAGTAGAAAGACTATTTGTTTCTTAAAGTGTGCATCTGTGATTTCGAGTTGCATTATTAATTAATAAATATTAGTATCTTTAAATAAATTTAAAGCTATACATTATATAAACGTACAATGTCGTTTACATCAAAAGAAGAAACTCTTGTTAATTTCTTACTAAATTACTACAAAACAAAAATTTCCCTATTTAAGGATATAATTTATCAAAACACTCCGCTTAGTCTTAGACTTTTAGATTGGTTAGTTACAAATTACGCAAAAAAATACAATATAATATATCCATTAAATAATTCAAACGAAACTATTTATTTTAATATATATCTCGACTATAAAAACCAATTGAAAGCTTACTCGAAAAAATTTTTTGATCCTTTTTGTAGACAAAAACGTCTTGTAATTAATACAAATACATTCGTATGGAGAGAATATAAATGTAGCGACGTCGCTGATAATGAAATAGTAACAACAGTTGGACAACTTAATTTTTTTAGGTGGTTCATAGATAACAAGATACTTGATTATGCATTGAGTAATATAAGATTTATAGATTCAGACATGATAAACACTATGTCCAGTAAAAAAAAAGGTAAACGTACAGTACTCTCTCCGAGTGCAGTAAAGGGTATATACACGAATAGATGCTCCATTACAATTAAATTTGAAGCCTAGTAATTTAGAGAAATAATTTATATAATGTATATTATATAACGTATAATGGAAAATCCATTAAACGTATGGCTAGCTTCTACCGGTAAAAGAGTAGCAGATTCTAGTAAACAAGATGTTACACATTTTATGCTCGACGGAGGAAAGTACGACATTTCAACAGATCACGATACATTTCAAATAATGTATAGTAAGTACATAAAATTTAAAAATTGTATAGTTGAGAGAAAAACTAAATTTTTTAAATTTTTTATAGACTTTGATGTATTATCAGAAGAAATTATAAACATAGATGATTATATGGTTATTATACAAAACACTCTCAATAATTTATATAAGCAGGACAATTTAGTTTGTATTATAACCGGGGCGGACAAAAATAAAGAAATTTATAAAAACGGAATTTTATATCTTAAACAGGGATTTCACTTACACTGGCCTGATATAATAGTAGATAAGCAAACATCTTTGTCTATTCGTAGAAATTTAATTGTTAATTTAACAACCGTATTTGGGAAAAACGAAAAGTTCTACGATTCGTGGGAAAAGATAATAGATCGATGTGTTTATGAAAATAATGGCCTGCGTTTAGTTGGTTCCGATAAATGTACAATTTCAGATGGTATCAAAGTATATGAAGACAGAATATATATTCTTAAAGATGTATATATCGGAACAAAAAGAGATGAATCTTTATTTAATTTGTATGATTTAGATACATTTCAACTGGTGAAGAACACCAGTATTAGAACAGATTCTCAGTGTATTACTGAAATAAATATTCTATCAGAATATGTAGAAACAAATGAAAACACCGAAACTAGTTGCGGAAATTTAATAACACTCTCTAAAAATTGTGCAGAATACAAAGCTATTGAAAAATTTTTTAAATTACATGCTACTGGATATAGAGTCGAAGATATTCGTAATATCAGTAAAGCTAAGGATAAAGATTTATATCTTATAAGTTCAAAGTCTAAATATTGTCAAAATAAACAAGATTTTCATACCAGTAACCACATATATTTTAAACTAACTCCAAATGGCCTTTGTCAGAAATGCATGTCCGAAAGTCACGGTATATTTGGGTGGTGCAGAGATTTTGAAAGTAGGTGTGAACCGGTTACACAATCTCTTATAAGCGTGTTGAATTGGAAAAAACCAAAATCTAAAGAAATTACTAAACCAGAAGATTTTAGTATACCTAATTTCTTAGTAAATCTAGAAAATAGAATAACAGCCAAAGGTGCGTTTATGGGACCGGGAAAAAGGTAGTTATTAATACAGAGGATAAACCAATTATAATGGCAATTATTAATTTACCACCCGTGTTTGTTACCCCTGCTTCAACTAAATATGGGAAAGACTTTTCTAAAAAATCAATAAATTGAGAAGAATGAGTGATAAAATAAGATATAATTATAATCAATAAAAGGTTAATATTCTTTTGTTCGGTTATTTTTTCAAATAATGTAAGTTTTACATTTACATTCGCGTTCGCTTTTTTATTTTCATTTCCATTTTCATTTTCATTTCCATTTCCATTTCGATTTTCATCTGAACCAGCTGCGTCTGTTGTGTTATATTCAACCCTCGATAAGATATTTTTCGAACCCGATCTCACTTTATCATTTTCGGGAGGTTTTTCTTTAAGATCGCTAACTAGACACTCAAATTGTGACATTTATTTAATAAAAGTATTTAAATGTAACTTTTTAAACGAAACATTTATTAGTTTTTAAAATAAAAATAAAATGTATTTATAAAAGTAAATAAAATGGGCATAGACAGCGTTGCTATTAAAACTTTTAATGCAAGTGGTTCACAATCTGTATGCAGGGCAAGTGAAGCAGATGAAACTAAACTCATAGAATCTCAATTTATTTCTAAATGTTCAACTAAATACATTAATGGTTCTGGTATCAGTTTTATACCAGGTAAACTAACATTACTCCCTGTCGCCGGCGTTACATCTAACGAAACATTTACCCTTCCAAGCGATGTTGATGCGATAAGTGAGATAATATTTCATTGTGAAATAAAGTTAGCATTAGCTGATGGACATTCTGTAAAAGTTTCAAGTAGTCTTGTTTTAGACATGATCAACAAAATTGAAATGAAAATTGGAAATTTAGTTTTCCAAACTATACGCCCAGGTGATATTTATGCTAGAAATATAACAGAACACGGACACCCACTTAAATTTTTAATAAGTCAATCTGATGCAGTTGTAACAGATGGTACCAGTTCTAACCCAATTATAACCATAACAGAGGGTGGTAGCACTGCTACTGATAATGTGACTCTTGATTTCTCAATGTCTATTCCGTTCACAGGAAGAAATTCTAACACGGATAGATGTTTTCTACAGGCCGGAGCGTCTACTAATAGTCTCAGTATGAAAGTTTATTACAATCAATTTTCTTCGAATCATGGTTACACAGGAAATTCGAAACGGTCTGGGTTTTTCAATCCGCATAGTACTGACAGCGTAACAAGCGTCTCAACTGGTATATGTGTTTTGTCTCATCAAATTACAAACACTGAGAAGAATTTCATACAGAAAAATATAATAAACAGGGTTGTGGACACCTCTCAATCCGTGGAACATTATTTTAGCGGCACGGATTTAACTGCTGGTTCTTCTACTTTGACTATTGATTTATCTAATATCAATATTAATGTTTCGCATATCCTACTTTCACTTGCTACTACTTTATATGGAACAACTCAGGCTGATGTTTTAGTCGCCGAAAACAGTACCCAGGGTACATCTTGGACACCCAGAGAATCATTCAGACCCTCTCGGATGGCAGCAACCGATCTCGGAGTACAAAGTGGTTGGTTAAAATCAGCTGAAATGGTATTAGGAAACGACAGAACCGGTAATATACCCGCTTCATGCTTGTCTACTAATAGAATTCAACAATTCAATTTAAAGAGTGCAGACAATAGAAATTTGTTTATTATTAAATTAGCTGATTGCGCTTTTAGTACAGCAGGTATACCATTTGCGCGTCTCAATAACAAGAAATTAATAATTAAATTCGCAGATGGTTATATCAATTCGGGAAATTCCTCGACTCCTTTGGCAACGTGTGTACACGTAACTTGCTGCGGTACCCAAATTCAGACTACGGTAGGTGGAGCTATCTCATTCTCTGCTTAAATTTAATACAAAACAACTAATTTCATCTAATTAAAATTAAATAATTTTAACTACGTATTAAATTTAAAATTATTTTCTTTTATAAATTATAAATACAATGTCTGGAGCTGTAGCTGCTCATGCTGCCTATAATGGGTCTGGTACCCAGGGCCTTGCCGTATCAGATAGAAGCGATATCGGTGACGTGATGTCTGTTTTCTGGAATAAGAATAACATCGTTAAACAGCTAGTTCATGGATCTTCGATAATGGAGATTCCTCCGACCGGAAACGGAGGCAGTCTATCAAGCGGTGGTAATCAGATTTTTACAGTCAATGACGATATTGATGCCATCGGCGATCTATATCTTCAAATAACAACATCCGGAAATTCCTCTTCAAAGACTGTTAAGGCTTTTGATCTAGTTAATTGCATAAAGCGCATCGAATTTAGAGTAGGTAACCAAATTTGGCAGACTCTCGAGGGGGACGACATAAACGCATTAAATCTTACGGAAATGTCTGAGGAAGCTTTCGAGTCTTATGCTCTACACATGTCTGGCGGTATTTCTTCTAACGGAACTAGAAATACACTCATTCCCGCAGCGGGAAATTCTACTGTTACAACTTCGAGCAATGTAACGGGTGTTATACGTATTCCTTGTTTAACAAGAACATTAGGACCAAAGTTCTCTAAGTTTACTGGTATTTCGGAGGGCGCTTATATGTTAGCTGGAGCTTCTGCTCAGAAAGTTCAAAT